TTTATAATGAGCTTTACGTTCCTGTTTATCAACATCAAGATCGTTTTGAAAAATTACGTTATACGGATGAAGGCGATCGTTATACCGATTATTGGAGAAATCTCAGCCGAGATGAAAAAGAAAAAATTTTAGAAGATCATCAAAAAGAATATTATCGTTTGGCTAATATTGCCGATAAACAATGGGACGATCACCAAAATAATAATTTTAAAGGAACGGAAGTTGAACCAATTAGCAAAAAATTAGGTGAATTTGCCGATTTAAGGGACGAAGCATACGAAAAATACAGAAAAGCCAGAGAGTCAGTTCCTCCTGGTCCGCACGTCACCGACACTGACAAATGGACCAATCTTGCGGTGAAGCGGCTTCTCAAAGAAATGGTCGATGGCGGCTATCATGGAATCGTTTTGACGAATGGCGATCAACAAAGCAAACGCTGGATGGGGCAACCGGGCGTGAAAAGTTATTACGACGAAACCCTTGAACCAGCAATCGAAAAGGCTTTCAAGTCTCACGATCCTGCGGCGGGTAAAATCAAAAACAGAACTTTCCCATTGACGAAAAAAACCCACGTCACGTTCGATTATCCGCATGTCGCGGAAACGGTTGGGATGCCATATGACCGAGATTCTCCTGATTATCATAATCAGCGCGTAGCGGTGCACGATTATTGGCGTAATTTAACGCAATCCGAACGCGACCAAGTCGAAATGAATTGGAGAAACAAGGGCAATGATTACCAAGAACAAACCATTGCGGATTTGCCTCTTTATGAAACCACGCCCAAGGCCAATGAATCGATTTCGAACAATCAAAAATTGTTCCGGCGCGGCGGCGACGTAAAAGCTCCAGTTGCCAAATCGAAAAACAAGATGCATACTCCCGCGATTATTGGGCAAGCGCTCAATAAAATCCATTCGTTGCCGCGCGACATGGATTCAACCCTCAGCGGCCAACAGGGACGCCTGTTCTAACAACCTCCGGAGCCACCCATGTCTCAGACCGCCAAGACCTCGCGGGACGCTATGAAAGCCAAGGCAAAGCGCCTTGCTTCGGCCGACCCTCATACGAAAGTTGATTCATCCGATTGGACGCCGCCTCCTGCCGAAAATGCCAGTGTTCAAACGGGCATGCGCCCATTGAGCAAGCGGGCCTACAAAAAGGGCGGAAAAGTCATCGGCAAAGCCGAAGGCATGAAAGCTGCACATCGTGCCGACCGCGCTCCACGCAAGAGCGGAGGTCGCTCCGAGTCAGATCGTGCGCATCGTTATTTGACACCGGACAACTTGATCAATCGTGATGTCCGCATGGCAAACGAAGCTCGCGAGGGCACGAAGCATATTGGTGGTTTGAAACATGGGGGCAAGGCCCACAAATTCAGCGGTGGCGTGGGTGAAAACCCTGTCGGTTCACAAAACAAAATGATGGGCCAAGCTGCTGGAATGATGAAAAAGGGTGGTCGTGCTCATAAGTTGAGCGGTGGCACGCTTCAAAATTACCTTGAAGCTGCCCGTCCAGAGCTTGCCGTCAGCAAAATGATGGGCGATGAAGAAGGCGTGCGGAAGCGTTCCGCCGGAATCCGCAATGCCTCGAATAAACTTTCGGGCGTAGCAAATGCAGGCAATGCACCATTTGAGATGCCTGATTACGGCGAAATGTATCCGGGCAAAAAGCGCGGCGGCAAAACGGATGGCCATAAAGTCGAATGGCTGCACCATAAAAAGCCGCATCACGCTCATGGTGGCAAAACGCACCCGGATGAAGCCGAAGATAAAAAACTCATTAAAAAGATGGTGAAGCCGTCTTCTCTCGAGCATCGTACTCATAAATTGAGCGGCGGTTTGCTTTCTCGCTATCTGGAAAAAGCTATTTCCGATCGTCATGGAAAACTTTCTCAAGCTGGTAAACAAACTCGTGCGGCGGAAAAAATTTATGACAGCCCATCGTGGTCTAGAAGTTCCAATTCTTCAAAAATGGCAGAAGGTTTGCAACAAAACGCTTGGGATAAAATTGACAAAGCAAATAAACGTGATGTTGGGATTTCTTTGGCAAAATCTAAATTAACCGGACAACCAATGGAACAGGTTAATAAACAATGGTGGAATCCTAAAATACCAGAAGGAAAAACTGCAAAAATCCGAGCAACAGATGAATCGCCAATGAAACGTGGTGGTTCGGCTCATCCGCATGACTGCAAATGCCACAAGTGCTGGGGCGGCAAAGCTGAAAAGAACAAAGGCGGCGGCGTTTTCAAAGGCGAAGGCTATCCGTTCAAAGTTCCCGGTGAAGTCAAGGGCGGACGCTCGGCCCATGCCCATGGCGGCAAAGCTGGAAAAGGCAAGATGAACGTGAATATCATCATTGCCTCCGGTCACCATGACAAAGGCGCAATGGGCGGTCAGCCAATGCCGAACGCACCCGTTTCTCCGCGCACGCCTCCAGTGGGCGCAGGAGCGCCGATGCCTCCTCCGGGGATGATGCCTCCGGGCGGTGGCGCACCGGGCGCTGGTGGGCCTCCTATGCCTCCTCCGGGCATGATGCCACGTAAGTCGGGTGGTCGCACGACTTATCCAATCGATTCGGGCGCTGGCGGCGGAGAAGCTCGCCTCGAAAAGATCAAGGCCTACGGGCTCACGCCTCCACGCAAGAAATAAATTTCTCGGGCGTCTCTCCACGCCCGATGAGAGGAGGACCGGGCGCTCCCCTCTGGGTGCTCGGTCCAGCCACTGAAAGGAACAGTTTGTGCTAACAACAAAAGATCGGCTCGTTTATGAGCTGAGGCTGATGATAAAACAAGATTATGAACAGTTGCGCGACAATATCGCAGCAGGTTCTGCTCAAAATTTTGATCAATATCAAAGGCAAGTTGGAAAGATTCAAGGGCTAAGTGCAGCTCTCGAATACATTGACGAGGCTGAGGCCATCGCCAATGGAGTTAAAAACAGAGGGGAATAAAAATATGCCAGCAATGTCCATGTTTCACGAGAGAGATCCTCGTGAGCTGTTGCTCGAGAAAATCGGTTCAGTCGAAGATTTCGAGCTTTTCAACAATCAGGTTCTGATTGCGCTTTACATTCGTCCAACGAAAACCAAAAGCGGAATCCACCTGACTGATAAAACCGTCGACGAAGATATCTACCAAAGCAAAGTTGGCCTTGTTATGAAGCTCGGCCCAACAGCTTTTCAGGATGATTCGGGCGAATGGTTCAAAAATGTCACCATAAAAGAGGGCGACTGGATTGTTTCGCGCCCTTCGGATGGTTGGACAATCACCATAAACAACGTACCATGCCGGATCTTGAGCGATGTGAACGTACGCGGACGCATCCAAGATGTTGATCAGGTGTGGTGATGGAGCAACAAATGTCGGATACAGAAGACGAACACCTCGAGATCGAACTCGAGCCGTTGGAAAGTGAAAAACCAGCGGAAGAAATAAAGGTTGAGAAGGCTGAAGAGCCTGAAAAACCGATGAAACAAGAAATTTCAGCTGATGAAGGTATTCGCGAGCTGAAATTTAAACTCGAAGAAGAGCGTCTTGCTCGCCTCGAAGCCGAAAAACGGGTGAAACAGGCAGCGGAACAGGCTTCTTTGGCAAAAAGCGAGGTCGATGACACGAATCTAAAGCTCATCGACAACGCAATCGATACGGTGAAGAACAATCAGCTCTCGCTGAAGCGTTCTTATGCCGATGCACTTTCACGTGGCGACCATGAAGAGGCCGCTGACATTCAAGTGCAAATGTCCGAAATCGCAATGCAGAAAATGCAGCTCGAAAACGGCAAAACAGCTTATCAGAACCGCATGGAACAGGCAAAAGTCGCTCCTCCGGTTCAAAATGATCCGGTCGAAATGCTTGCGTCCCAGCTTTCTCCGCGCTCGGCGGAATGGGTTCGCGCCCATCCGGAATATGCAACCAATCCTCGTCTTTATCAGAAGATGATTGCGGCGCATAATCTTGCGATGGCTGATGGACTCGAGGCAGATTCCGACGATTACTTCAATACAATCGAAGATACGTTGAAAATTGCGCCCCGCCAAGCCGTTCAGCAGGATGAATCCGCGCTTTCGGCTGCTTCCGCACCAACCTCTCGCCGCTCGGCTCCTCCGGCTGCGCCTGTTTCGCGTTCTCCAACCACCAACTCCGGCGCTCGGCCGAATGTTGTCCGGTTGAATTCGCAAGAACGTGAAATAGCAAGCATGATGGGCATGACTGATCAGGAATATGCCAGAAATAAGATGGCCCTGATCAAAGAAGGCAAACTTAACTGATTGGATGAACAATGACAAAAGCTACTGAAACTATCGCTCGTCGCGAAATGCGCCCACCCGTCCGTGCGGACGACCCACGGGCACTTGCTGCAAAGCGTGCAGCGGAAATCCGCAACAACTCGTCGGACCTCGACGATGGGATCGATGAATTTGCGACTCCACCCGCTCCCGATGGCTGGACATATGAATGGAAACGCAAGTCATCCATGAATATGGAAGATGTTTCCCACATGAACCATGTTCGGCGCACAGGCTGGACGGCTGTTCCGGTTGAACGCCACCCAGAAATGATGCAAGTTGGCGCAGAAGGTTCCATCGAGCGCAAAGGCATGCTTCTCATGGAGCGTCCAGAAGAAATTACCCTCGATGCAAAGGCAAGAGAACTTCGCGATGCGCGTCAGCAGGTTAACATTAAGTCTGGACAAATGGATCCAAAGGGTAAAGGCGGTTTATTGAATCGTCAAGACTCGCAAGTTGCTCCAAAGATCTCGAAAAGCTACGATTTCGCGATTCCGGAAGAATAAGATCGAACGGGGGCCGAGAAATCTTTCATCGGCCCCTTTTCTTTCTGCAAATATCAGGCATACTGTTCGACATTCTTCCCCCGGTGTGGAAGATAAACCTTTTTCCGTTTCTTAGTCGCCCCGGTGTGCGATGATGGAACTCTCTGAGAGGAGAACCCGTCATGGCCAATACTTTTGCGCCCAGCGGCTTTCTACAATATCAGGGTGGTGCAGGCGGCGCTCCGACGTTCGCGCAATCCGCTCGTCGTATTGCTTCGGGCAACACGACTCCAATTTTCACTGGCGACCCTGTTCAGCCTGTGACTTCAACCGCCAACGGCTACATTACCCAAGCTACCGCAGGTGGCTCGGTGCAGCTCGCTGGTATTTTCGTCGGCTGCCGTTACTTGGCTACGGCGCTTAACCGTGTTGTCTGGTCGGCTTATTGGCCGGGTTCGGGCGCAACGGGTGACGTAGAAGCCTATGTTATTGATGATCCAAACGCACGTTTCATTGTTCAGTCCTCTGGCTCGGGCTTCCCAGTCACCGGAACTGCAACATCGCAAACCTCTGGTGTTCAGGGTCAGCTTGTCACGTTCGCTTATTCGACCACGGGCGCAACGTCGGGCAACTCGACAGGCGGCAACAACAGCACGGGCCGCTCGACGGCTTATGTCAATGCTACCGCAACCACCAACACCTCGCCATTCATCATCGTCGACTACGCCGTGGGTATCGGCAATGGCGGCGACTTAACCACTCAGTACTGCAACTTGATTGTCGGCTTCAACAACGAAGTCTGGCGTTCAAACGCTGCAAACACTGGTATCTCGTAAGGAGTAATGAGTCATGGCTGTTAATCTTAGTCAGATCAAAGACCTTCTCCTTCCCGGTCTCCGTGGCGTTGAAGGCAAGTATGAGCAGATCCCGTCGCAATACGACAAGATCTTTACGAAACACGACTCGAAGATGGCCCTCGAACGTACCGCTGAAATGCGTTACCTCGGCTACGCCCAGCTCAAGACCGAAGGTGGCCAGACCGCTTTCGATTCGGGCGCTGGCGAACGCTTCGTCTACAATCAGGAACACACGGAAATTGGTCTCGGTTACGCGATTACCCGCAAGGCAATCGACGACAACCTTTACAAGACCCAATTCCAGCCTTCCAACCTTGGCCTCGTGGAATCTTTCCACCAGACGAAGGAAATCTACGGTGCGAACATTCTGAACACGGCGCAAACCTACAACGCTGCAATCGGCGGTGACGGTGTTGCACTTTGCTCGACGGCGCATCCAATCGACGGTGGCTCGATTGCGAACACCCCAACGACTCAGGTTGACCTCAACGAAGCAACGCTGCTGAATGCGATGATCGCAATCCGTACGAACTTCCGCGATCAGGCTGGTCTAAAGATCTTCGCACGTGGCCGCAAGCTCGTCATCCCACCAGCTCTCGAGCCAGTGGCCATCCGCCTCCTCAAGACGGAACTCCGTCCGGGTACGGCAGACAACGATGTCAACGCAATCATGACCACTGCAGGTGGCTTGAGCGAAGGTTACATGGTCAACGACTTCTTGACCTCGTCCTACGCTTGGTTCCTGCTCACGAACATTGATGGTCTCGCTTATATGGAGCGTATCAAGTTCGAAACGGACATGCAGGTTGACTTTGTTACGGACAACTTGCTCGTGAAGGGTTATGAGCGTTATTCGTTTGGCTATTATAACTGGCGTTCGATTTACGGCTCGTTCCCAACCTCGTAAGGAGAAGGCACTATGGCTGATACCGCATTCTCCGGTCCACTGATTGTGTTTGGGCAAAACCCAACACAGCCTTCGGACTACAACCCAGACTTAGGCTCCTCGCTATTTTATGCGGGGGGCGGCATCCTTGATCCGCGCCAGCCTTTCACCTATCTTCCTGGTGAAGCACAGTCGGCGCAGGATTTCGGATGGTATGGCTTCAGTGACATTGTTTCGTTCACTGGCGTTCCATACACAAACGCAGCAGCAGCCATCGTGGCTTCTGCAAACGCAACGAGCGCAACTCTTACGATCGTTTCGACTAACTCCGCGACCACTGGCGTTTATTATTCTTCTGTGTTCACACGGTCGGATACGGGCGCAACGGATACGGTTCTTGCTTTGGATGCTTATGCTTCAGTCACCGCTTCGGCAACGAACGGCGTTCTGACGGTTACGGCAAACAGCGGCATGCCAATCGGACCCGGCATGGTTCTCCTTTCATCGTCTACGACGGTAACAGGCGGAACTCTTGGTGCATCTTCTGGCGTTTATATCGGTTCGCAGATTACGACGACTGGAACTTCATCGACTGTTGGTAACGGACAAACTGGTACTTATCAGCTCAGTCAGAACGTAACTTTCACGTCTGGAACGGTCACCTTGGCTTATCCAAACGTGCAACAGTGCGCTATTCCGACGAACATCCAAACGCCATCAATTTGGCTTTGGAACCCAATGGCCATGGTTGGTCGCGCTGTAAGCGTCACCGCTGCAGCAAGCGCCACTGCTACGACCGCGACTGTTAACGGCTACGATGTCTACGGATATCCAATGTCGGAAAACATTACGATTTCGGCAGGTAACGCTGTTAACGGTAAGAAAGCATTTAAGTACATTAAGAGCGTTGTTCTCAACGCAGCCGATGCGACCCATGCTTATTCCGTTGGTACAACCGCGATCGTTGGTCTCCCTGTTCGTTCGGACACGGCGGCTGAAGTTGTGGTAAACTCCGGTAACTCTCAAACTACTTTGGGCGTTAATACGGGTTTTGCTGCAAACGGGTTCTTACCTGCTGATCGTACTACACCGTCCGCCACAACGGGCGATGTCCGTGGCACGATTGATCTCGCGAATGCTTCGGGAGTCAATCTTACGCCGTCCACTGGCACGAACAAATACTCGTTCCGCCAGATTCCGCAAGCCTACAATGTTCAGTCTGCGACTGGCTTGTTTGGCCTCACCCAGTACTACAACTTCTAAGGAGTGTGAACCATGAAGGGTCACAAGGCACACCATCACGGTCATCATGAGCACAAGGGTGTAAAACACCACGGTGTTCATCATCACCACCCTCGTGCAGAACACGCCAAGGGTGGAAAAGCGGAATCTCCAAAGCATGGCAAGAAAATCCATGACGAGGCTCCACACGAGGTTTACGAAGGTGCAGGTTCGCACGTCGTAAAAGAAGCTGAAAAGCGCAAGCACGGCGGCAAGGCCAAGCACCATGTTGATATGCATGGTCACAAAGGCCATCACCGCGCTGACCGCGCCCCACGCAAGTCGGGCGGTCGTGCAGGATCGAACATGCATCCGCTTTCTTCGGCTCATCATGGCACAGCCCCAAAAGGCCGTCATGGTCTCGAAATGAACTAATCGGGTAGGGGCAGGGAAACCTGCCCCGCTCTTTTCCACTTTTGGGAGACGGAAATGACACTCAAAAAGTATCAAAATCCTGAAGGTGGGCTGAATGCCAAAGGTCGCGCCGCCGCTCGCGCGGAAGGCCATCATTTGAAAGCGCCGACGAAAGATTCCGACAATCCTCGGCATAAATCTTTTTGCGAACGCATGACTGGCATGAAACGCAAAATGACTGGTGCGGCAACTGCTGCAGATCCTGACAGCAGGATAAACAAATCACTCAGGAAATGGGGTTGCTAAATGGCTACTATTTATCAAACTGGCGTTGTTTGGGATTCAATTACCAAAAATGGCAAGTATGAGCCGTTTCAACTGCAGGTTTCGCGTGGTCAAATTACCAACCATGCAACTCAAAACATTTTTGGCTATGGCACCACTCCTGCAACAGCCAACTTATTCCGCACCGTTTGGGAAAACATGGGTACAACGGAATATGTGTTCCCATCCTCTGCGACTACAATGACGCTGGCGGGTGGCGCGGGTGACACTGCGACCATTACGATTGTTGGTCTTGATTCTGGCTACAATGTAATTTCCGAAAACGTCGTGCTAAATGGCGCAACGGGTGTAACAACGACCAATTCCTATTTCCGCATCAATAGCATGTTTGTTTCCGCGGGTAGTGTGACTAACCCTGCAAACGTGGTTACACTTACCAACGGCGGCGTGACGTATGCTCAAATTAATACAGGCGTATTTAACGGCACGACAAGCAGCCTTGGCGCAACGCAGATGGCTGTGTTTACGGTTCCTGCAGGTTATACGTTCTACGGTTGGCGTTATGGTGCTTATTCATCGTTTAACGGTAACAGCACAAACTACACAACATATCGTGCAATTACCAACTCCGCAGCTGGCGTTCAAAAACTGATTGTGCAGACGCCATTTAATACAAACTATGCAATTCAGCGTGAGTTTCCGTTCCCATATCCTGAAAAAACGGATTTACGTTTCCAAATTGCTCCAAGCGCGGCTGCGGCTGCAACGGTAAGCATCAACATTGGTGGTGTTTTGATCGCTAACGATACCAATACTGTCTTCTAATAGGAGCCGTCATGAGCACGAGCGGCACTTATTCATGGAATCCCAGCTTAGGTGAGCTTACGCTCTATGCGTTTAACCTTGCTGAGATACGCAATACGGCTTTAGCACAAGAGCACATGGAATCGGCGCGCATGGCGTCGAATATGCTCTTGTCTAATTGGTCGAACCGTGGCGTAAATCTGTGGGCTGTTGATCTTCAGACGGTTAATTTTAACCAGACGCCTGCCACACTTAGTGCTACAGGCACGGGATCGACGGCCACGCTGACGTTTGCCACGCCGAACACGCCTGTTTACACGGTCGGTACGCAAATCACGGTGTCCGGCATTACGCCATCGGGCTATAATGGCACTTATACGGTCACTGCGTCGTCAAATGGTTCGGTTTCGTATGCCAACACAACGACAGGCGCGCAGACCGTAGCGGGTACAATCTCGTCGCAAACGCCTGCTGGTACTTACTCAGTGGATCCGAACACGGTCGTCATCCTCGACGCCTATTGCGAAACCACAACGAACTCCGCGCAGCCGATTGATCGCATCATTCTACCTGTTTCGCGCACGGAATACGCTTCTTATCCCAATAAGCAGCAAACTGGCTTCCCAACCGTGTTTTGGTATGACCGCTTGATCGGATCAACGCGTTCTACTGGCTCGCCGGGGCCTTCGGTTACGCTTTGGCCTGTTCCAGACGGCACGAGCTCGCAGCTTTTCAAATATTATCGCGTTCGTCAGCTTCAAGACAGCAATTATATCTCTGGTCAAACTGTCGAAATTCCATATCTTTGGATGGAGGCTTACGCTTATGCGCTCGGCCACCGTCTTTCGGTCATGTGGAACCCACAAAAGTCTATGATGTTGAAGCCATTGGCTGACGAGGCGTACCAAGTCGCGGCCGAACAAAACGTCGAAACCGCGCAATTCTATTTTAGTCCACAAATCCAAAGCTATTTTAGGTAACGGTATGTCATTTTATGTATATGAACATTGGCGTCCTGATACCAGTACTTGCTTTTATGTAGGTAAAGGTAAGGATAAACGTGCTTGGGATTTAAAAAATATGAGAAACCGTCATTTTATAGCGGTGGTTTCAAAATTAACGGCGTTGGGCTTAGCAATTGACGTTCGTTTGATCGCACAAGATTTATCTGAAGATGATGCTCTTGCGTTAGAAATTGAACGTATTGCTTTTTATGGTCGCGACAATCTTACAAATATGACAAGCGGTGGAGATGGGCTTAAAAATCCATCTAAAGAAATACGAAACAAAATTTCTGCGTCACAAAAAGCCCGTTTTAAAAATCCCGAAGAACTGAAAAAAGCTTCCCTAAGAAATAAAGGGCGTGTTACGTCTGATGAAACCAAGAAAAAACTTTCTTTGGCTGGGAAAGGACGCAAACATTCTTTGGAAACTATTGAAAAATTTAAGGTTATCGCCCAAAAACGCGGAATTTCTGAAAAAACAAGAATTGCTCAAAAAATGGCAGTCACAGGGAAAAAACGTGCTCCATTCTCTGATGCAACTCGTGCTAAAATGTCTGCTGCATCTAAAATTCGCGAATTAAAACGCCGTGAACTGAGGAAATCAGCATGAGACCTCATGGCCGCGCATCCGTATCTAGTAGAAATCCTCGCGCTTTCGCAATTTGCGACAGATGCGGTTTTTTGTACAATCACAACCGTCTTCAATGGCAGTTTGATTATGCGGGTGCTGGCCTAATCAATAAACGTATTTTGGTTTGCAATCCTTGCAATGACGTTCCTCAAAATCAGCTGAGAGCAATCGTTTTGCCTTCGGATCCTACGCCGATTCAAAATCCTCGCGTTCAAGATTATTACGCCGCAGAAACAACAACGATTGCTGTTTCTGCGGGAGCGCCAACCGACCCTGTCACTGGTATTCCGATTTATCCTACGGTTAGTTTAATTACGGAAAACGGAAACACACCAACGACTCAACCGATCGGTGCACCAACAGGCCTTATTCAAAATGCTGTTCCGCCACTTTTCGGGACAGTTCATTATGGCGTCAATTTGAATCCAACTTCAGTTGTTTCCGTCGGAACAAACACCGTAACTGTCAACTGTTCATCTGCTCATAACCTTTCAAATAATTCGCAAATCGCGATTGAGGGTTTGACAAATAACGCTGCAGACGGCATGTTTAGTGTGACGGTTACGACGGGCGTAGCATTCACTTATCAAACGAATAGCGCGATTCCATCCGGTAATCTGCTTCAAGGCACGACGTTGGTTACGACAGTCCTTGTTGGATTGCCTTATGGATACACTCAAATACCACAAACTGGGCCAGTGACATGAGCAACATTACCGTAACTAACCTCCCAGTTTTGACCTCTTTGAGCGGTACGGCACAGCTTATGGTTGTGCAAAACGGCGTGTCATCTAGCGCGACCGCGCAACAGGTTGCCAATCTAAACGCAAACGGCGGTACGGTAACATCGATCACGGCTCAGTCGCCTTTGTCCGGCGGCACAATTACGTCCACGGGGACGATCGGCCTCAATACCAACAGCATCACGAATAGCTATCTTAGCACGATGCCAGCGGGGACAATCAAGGGCAATAACTCGGGCAGCACGGCGCAACCACAAGACCTTACCGCGGCGCAAGTATTGGCGCTCATCGGCGGCGGCACGGTTTCCCTGATTAATACTGGGCAGGGATTGCAAGGTGGGCCAATCACGACCACTGGTTCTATTTCCATTGCAAATACAGGCGTTACGGCAGGAACATATGGTTCCGCAACTGCTGTTCCTCAGATTGCAATTAATTCACAAGGCCAGATAACGTCCGCTTCTCGCGTCAATATTTTGATTCCAACGAGTCAAATTACTGGCCTTGGGACGATGGCAACGCAGAACGCCAATGCTGTTGCTATTACGGGCGGAACGATTGATCAAACAACGATTGGTGGAACAACGGCTTCTACAGGCTCGTTTACAAGCCTCACGGCTACGGGAACGACTAATCTTAGCACAGTTGCATCCGGCACATGGCAAGGTACACCTATTGCGGTTGCTTACGGCGGTACGGGCGCTACATCGGCATCGGGTGCGCGTACCAATCTTGGCGCGGCAGCTTCTGGCGCAAACAGCGACATTACCAGTTTGACTGGCCTAACTACGCCTCTTGCTGAGACTGAAGGCGGCACAGGCTATGGATCGTATACAACGGGTGACATTCTTTATGCTTCGTCATCTACCACCTTGGCCCGTCTTAATGACGTGGCTACTGGCAATGCTCTTATTTCTGGAGGGGTCGGTGTTGCTCCGTCTTATGGTAAGATTGGCCTTACTACGCACGTAAGCGGCACATTACCTGTTGCCAACGGCGGTACGGGTGCGACTACGCTGACGGGTTATCTTGTCGGCAACGGCACAAGCGCGTTTACGGCTGTAGCTACAATTCCAAATGCCGGGTTGACCAATTCATCCATTACGATTGGTTCAACCGCAATTTCATTGGGCGCTTCAACGTCCACGTTGGCAGGTTTGACAACAGTTACGGTTACGCAAGACCCAACCGCATCGTTGCAATTGTCCACCAAGCAGTATGTGGATAACCAAGTTGCTACGGTCAGCAATACGACATTCCATACGGCTTCTGCGGCGGCTACTACAGCCAATCTGACTGCCACGTATAATAACGGAACTGCTGGTGTTGGTGCTACGCTTACCAATAGTGGCGCACAGGCCGCTTTTGCTGTTGATGGTTATACCGCCTCATTAAGTGACCGCATCCTTGTTAAAGATCAAAGCACGGGCGCACAAAACGGTATTTATACCGTCACAACGCTTGGCTCTGGCTCAACCAATTGGGTGCTTACCCGCGCAACTGATTTTAATACGGTTGGCAGCGGCCCTAATTACATTGAAACGGGCGCTTCTACGTTTGTCAGCGGCGGCACAACATGGGGTTCAACCTCATGGGTCATGAACACGACTGGCACGATTACGGTTGGTTCTACAGCCCTTGTTTGGGTGCAGACATCTTCTTCCGGTAATATTACCGTATCCGCTCCAATTACCAAGACGGGTAACACTATTGGCCTTGGCACGGTGGGCGTTGCAAACGGTGGAACGGGCTTAACGTCATTAACGGCATATGCGTTGTTATACGCCGCAAGCACGTCTTCTGTGGGCCAGATATCGCCGTCTACTACGGGCTATCCTTTATTATCCACGGGTGCTTCAACGGCCCCTTCGTTTGGTCAGTTGGCTCTTGGCGGCGCGGGTGTCACTGGCACACTTGGTGTTACAAATGGTGGTACGGGTACGGGAACGTCCTTTACCACCGGTTCTGTCGTGTTTGCGGGTGCATCCGGCGTCTACAGCCAAAACAATGCTAAGTTATTCTGGGACAACACCAACAACCGTTTGGGCATCAATACCGCCACACCACAGACGCAGTTGACTGTTGTTTCCAATACGCAGACGACCACGCCAACAGGTTCGCTTCCTGCCGGTACTGATTTGTATATTGTTGGCGCAAACGCCGCAAACACCCGTATTACGCAAGATGCTTACGGCACTGGCGCTTATGGCGTGTTCACTGCGCGTATGGCCCGTGGCACGGCTGCATCCCCTACAGCATCGCAATCGGGCGACTTTTTAGCGCAGTTTACGGCCCGTGGTTATGGCGCAACTGGATTTGGCACGGCGTCCACGGGCTACATTGCATTTTCTGCGGCGGAAAACTTTACGGACACGGCGCAGGGTACATATGCGGGTATCTACACAACGCCAACTGGCAGCAACTCTATTGCTGAAGCCTTCCGCTTTGGACCTGCGGGGCAGTTGGGCATCGGTGGCGCTACATACGGCACATCTGGTCAGTTCTTAACGTCTGGTGGCGCGTCTGCCGCTCCATCTTGGACGACGGTTACGCTTGCAACCCTTGGCGGCGTGGTTCCTGTGGCCTCTGGCGGCACAAACATTACGTCCTACACAGTGGGCGATCTTCTATACGCCTCTGCCTCCACAACGCTATCCAAGTTGTCTGACGTTGCTACCGGATCAGTTCTTGTGTCGGGCGGCGTTGGTGTCGCTCCTGCATGGTCTAATTCGCCTACGGTTACGTCTTTAACGACGGGCAGCATCAGCAACAGCGGTAACACGACCAATACGGGTACGGGTTCGCGCTTCTTGGCTGACTTTACCAATGCCACGATCACAAACCGTTTGGCTTTCCAGACAAGCACGACCAACAGCACCACAGGCATTTATGCTTTACCATCTGGAACATCTACGGCTGCTTCTTGGCAAGCGACCAATGCCGCTGATCCCACCAACGCATCCAAGATTTTGATTGCGACGAACGGCTCTACGGACGTTCAGTTGGTATCGGGTATTAACGGCACGGGTACGTATTTGCCATTGACGTTCTATACCAGCGGCGCAGAAAAAATGCGCTTGGATACGTCAGGCAATCTGGGTATTGGGACGACTTCGCCTGCGTTTGCTTTGGATGTTGCAACTTCAACAGCACGTGTAAGAGTGATACCATCAACAAACACCAATTTGGCTTTGTATCAATCAACAAATGCGGGCGGCAGTTCTTATGTCGGGCTTGACAGTTCTACCGGAAGCCTAAGCGGCGTAGCGTATGCACTAAATTTGTATCACAATAGTGCATACCCAATTATTTTTAGCAACAATGCCACAGAACGTATGCGTATCGACACCTCCGGCAACGTAGGTATTGGGACAAGTTCGCCATCTTATAAATTAGTTGCTTCAAATTCTGGCGCGGAAGGAATTGAATTTGGACCGGGTTATTCGTCAGGAAAAAATCTATTTCAATCATATAACAGGTCTGGGTCATCTTACGTTCAGTTAGATTCTGTTGCCAGTTTGTTTACGTGGCAAATCTCTGGGTCAGAAAAAATGCGTATTGACGGCAGCGGCAACGTAGGTATTGGGACGACTTTGCCAAGCCAAAGATTAGAAGTTGGGGGTGGTTTTCGCGTAAGTGGTTCTGCAACATTAGGAACAGCATTACCTTCAGGTGTTTTCAGTGATGAATCTCCTGTTCTACGCGCATATGTTGGAGATGGAACCGGATATTCTTGGACTTTCAGCAAACGCGCATCATCAACTACAACGGATTTAGTAACAATTTTGGATACCGGTTATGTAGGTATTGGGACGACTTCGCCGGGGTATTCTCTGGATGTCACAAACGCAAGTAGTCCAACCCCAATTCGTTTAACAAGTGGTGCCGGAACAGCCATTCGTTTTGATACGACCCGCAATTTTACAGTTAATCGAAATTGGGTTATTGGTTGCGATTATAATACTGAAGGCGTTTTTTCTTTCATCCCTTCGACTACGCTTGGGGGTGGAGTGTTTCCCACTCCTGTCATGAACTTAAGCGCCTCCGGCAACGTAGGTATTGGCGGCATACCAACAGGAAATTATGCATTTTCCGTCATTAATGGTTCAACAGCGGCTTCAAAAGGAAGTCAAATTAATACCGCAACAATTGGTACAAGTGGCGGTGATTATCCTTACATTGGTTATAACTTCCGTACCACAACAACAGGCGGCTCCTACCTATATAATGGCGGCGATTATGCTGCCGCCATAAGATATGGACAATCTGGTGGTTTGGCTTTTTATAGTGCCGCATCCGGCACCGCTGGCAACGCAATCACTTGGTCGCAACTTATGACCATTGATTCAAGCGGTAACGTGGTTGCTACAGGTAACGTCACCGCCTATTCCGATGCACGTTTAAAGAAAGACGTATCCACCATAGACAATGCTCTTGATCTGGTTGGCAAAATGCGCGGCGTTCGCTACACCCGCATAGACAGCGAAGCCAAGGGTGTTGGTGTTATTGCTCAGGAAATACAGGAAGTATTGCCAGAAGTGGTCATGGAAGGTGAAAATCTATCCGTTGCATACGGCAATATCGTTGGCGTATTGATTGAAGCCATTAAGGAACTACGTGCTGAAGTTGCTGATTTGCGGAGCAAGATGTAATGGCAACTCCTGCATCTGGCCCAATTTCAATGGCGGACGTTAATGCAGCATTTGCATTAGGGTATGCTTTGTCTGCCTATCGTGGAGTAAGATGGTATACGCCAAATACAACTTCAACGGGTACATTTACCTCCACCAGTTTAGGTATGGACCAGTTTTATAATAAACAAAGCACCAATCCCGCAACAACAGGATCAACAACATATAATACTGCGGGAACATATTCGTTTACCGTTCCTGTATATGCAGGTACTCTTACAATTAGCATGAATGGTGCTGGCGGCGGCGGTGGCGGTGAGGGACTTTCAAGCGCCACCAATGGTGCAGCAGGTGGAACAACCCAAATTGCGTCATTAAGTTTGGTGGCAAACGGCGGGAATGGTGGATTGGGTTGCGTCACATCCGTGGGTTTCCCAGCGGGTGTATCAGGCGGTACTGCTTCAGGCGGCACGACAAATACAACAGGCGGTTCATCTGGTGGCGGAAACTCCGTAAGTTATGGCGGCAGTTCACCTAATGGCGGTGGACAAACAGCAAGCATAAA